ATTAAATATTATTTGTGAATTTTTGTCTATATTATTTATTATATTTTCTAATGATTTAACATTTTCTGTAGCCATTGTATCTTTAATTAAAAATGATATTAAATCTAATATTACTTTTATTTTTTCATCTGTCCATTCAGAATTTAATTTTTTAATTAATTCTTGTGTATATAAACATGTCATTGTATCTTTTAAAAATATAGTTTCATTATATTTATCTTCAACATAATTAGATATAATAACATAATAATAATTTAAACATAAACTAATTATAGAACAATTTTTATATGTTTCTATCAATTTTTTAATACCATTTTGTGCACATATAAATAAATCTTTTATTCTTGGTTTTTTTTGAATATTTTCTTTCGTTAAAAAAGTAGAACATGCTATTTGTATTGGATTATACATATATTGCAAATCAGTTTTATTTGACTTAAAAATAATTCTACATAATGCCTGAAATGGTCCTGGTTCTTGTAAGTATATAACATTATTTTGTATCAGTATTTTTGTTCCTAAAGATTTATTTCCAAGTATAGCTAATTTAATTATTACAGTTAAGGGATCTAATAAAAACAATTTTGTATTTATGTTCGTGTTATTTTCAGGTAAACTCATTGTATATAATTTTAGAAAATTATCTTTAATAAAATTAAATAATTATACTATTATAAATAAATATTATAATTAAATAATCAAATTTAGCACCATATTTTTGATTACATGATATATTTTGTTACTATACACAATATAAAAATAAAATAAATATATCAAAAATAAATAAATTTTCAAAACTTATAAAAAACGAAATATTTTTTCCAAGACTTTTTTTCATTTTTCAAAAATGGACAAAAAAAATGTCCAAAAATGAAAAATCCAAAAAAGTCTTCGAAAAAAAAAATATTTGTGACCATAAAATTTTTTATGGTCTGACAACTTTTTAACATTTTTTTAAAATGTTACGATAATTTTTAAAAATAAAATATATAAAAACAATTTAGGCATTTTTTATGTTCAAATATTAGAACAAAAAAAATGCCAAAAAATGCCGAAATTTTTTTTTGTAAAAAATGCAACTTTATATGCAGCAAAAAAAGTAACTATGTGTCACACCTGTTGACAGCAAAACACAAAATTCGTACACTTTCGAACGCAAAAAATGCCGATTTTTATATTTGTATACAATGTGCAAAGAGTTATAAGACGAGGAGTGGTCTTTGGTATCACCAAAAAAAATGTAAAGTTGTTACTGACGATTCTGAACAATCTGCAAATTTAATAACAATGTTACTTAAAGAAAATAATGAAATTAAAAATTTAGTCCTTGATGTGTGCCAAAAAGTACAACCAACTTTAGTAAATCCAACAATAATAAATAATATAAATTCAAATAATAAAACATTTAATTTAAATATATTTTTAAATGAATACTGCAAAGATGCTATGAATATAATGGATTTTGTCGATTCACTTAAAATACAATTATCAGATTTAGAAAATGTTGGAAAAGTAGGATTTGTAAATGGTATTTCAAAAATAATAGTACAAAACTTAAAAGCAATGGATGTAAATAAAAGACCTGTGCATTGCAGTGATTCAAAAAGAGAAGTGTTTTATATAAAAAATGATAATAAATGGGAAAAAGAGCAAGAAGAAAATAAAAAATTAAGAAAAGCTATAAAATATATTGCTTATAAAAATTCGAATCTTGTAAATGAATTTAGAGAGAAATATCCTGATTGTATTTATAGTAATTCAAAAAAATCGGATCAATATAATAAATTAATTATTGAAGCAATGGGAGGTCATGGAGAAAATGACAGTGAAAAAGAAGATAAAATAATAAAAAATATTGCAAAAGAGGTTGTAATTGATAAATCGTTATTTTAATTTATAAAAATAATATATATGGTAAATAAACAATTAGAACTTTCTTTTATTTTATTAATTTTTATTTTTATATTATTTGATCATTACTTAATAAATGGAACAGAAAAAATATTTTTTAGTTGCTATTTAGATAATAATATTACACAACGCCCTGATAATAGTTGCAAACATAATAGTACAGTTAGTTGTTTAGGATTTCCATCTGGACATACAGAATTAATTACACTTTTGACAATATTATTATATTATTGCAAGTTTATTTCTTTTAATATAGCATTTTATGTAATATTATTAACTTTATTGCAAAGAATAATTTCTGTAAAACATACTATATTACAATCAGTTATAGGCTGTGTATTTGGTTTAATATATGCATTAATTTATATTAAAAGTAATTTATCTTACAAAGGATTTATAATTACATTTATTATATTTAGTGCTTTATTGTTTAGTATTGTTTATAAAATAGACAAATATTTAGAATTGCCTATACCAAATTGGATTAATAATGATATGATACAAAATATTAATAATAAACAAAATAATACCCCATTATATTTAAAAATACTAACAATAATTTCAAATTCTATTTTACAAGATAAAACATATATGAATTGGGATGAATTAAAAATAAATTTAGATAAATTATTAGAACATATTAAAACAAGTGGTATAAAATTTGATATTATAATTGGAAATACAATAGAAGACATTATTTCAATTAATTATTTATCTAAAAAGTTGAACATTAAAATGTTAAAATATGATATTAATGAAAATGATATTGAACAAAATACAAACATAAGTATAAAAGATAAAAATATAATTTTATTTAATAATGAAGTAACAGATGGTAAAATAATGAATATAACAATACATAATTTAAAAACAACATATAATGCAAATGTAGTATATCCAATTTGTATAAGTTTTTTAAAAAATAAATTTAAATATGATTATTCGATATTTTATGTATTGGATTATATTACATATGTATGGCCATGGGGATATGACAATAAAGTAAATTTTTATACAAATTTATTTCATTTAGTTGAGCATTATTATTAATATTAATTATTAACAGAATGTAATATATAAATATTTTTCAAAAAAAAATCCAATAATAGTTATGAAATTAATAATATAAACAGTAAATTCAGATGCATTCAATAAATTTGATATTTTGTCATGAGATATAAAAGTATCATTATTTTTTAATTTATGCAATGTAATTAATAATTCTCTTATAAATTCTTGGCAATTATTTTTATGAAAATGCCAATTAAAGAACTTTTTAATTCCAATTCTCTCGCAAGTAGAATCTAATATTTTATTAAGAGTATATTTTTTATTTTTTATACATACAGATTTAATGTATTGTTTATTATTTATATTAAAATTTTCTGAAATATTAACAGAACTATTTTTTTCAATTAATAAAAATTTATTTAATTTATTAGATGTTTTTATTTTAACAACAATTGTTGTATGATAAGGCATAAATTCATTATTTGTATCAATAAGTTTTTGATAATTATATAATGTTATTATATTTAAAAATAAATTAATATAATTGTTAAGTGGTTGTTTAATAATGTAAACTTGACTAAGTTGTTCATTACCATATTTGTCTAATATTTGTTGTGTTTGTTTATTATAATTATAAAAAAAAATATTATTATCTTCAATACTTATTTTAAGTATTTTAAATAAAAAATAACTAATAATGATAGTAATAATTAAAAACAAAATTACAACAACAAAAATTATAAAAATCCAATATATTTTTATGTTAATTTTAAAATTGTATACTCCAAAATTAAATATATCAAAATTACATAAATCGATAAATTTAGATAAATACATAAAATTAAATAAGTTCATAATGTATAATATAAATAATATATTTATAATTATATTATTTATTAATTTTTATAAATATTAATTTTTATAAATATTAATTTTTATAAATATTAATTTTCTAATTGTTTTAAATTTGCCCAAAAATTATTATTATTTTGTTTAGCTTGTTCAGATTGTTTTGCATAATAAAATGCAAGTGCAGAACTTTCTTCATCTAAATGTTTACTTTTGTTATATAATTGGTTAAGTGCATCTTTTTCTTGTATAGGTGTAGTATCTACTGTATTTCTGTAATATTTATATTCTTCTACATTTTTAAATTTAAGCGTATTTTTATAATCTTCTTTTGTTACAGGAATAATAGACTCAATATATGCTTGTTTTAAATCTGTATAACCCATTCCTTCATTACTAAATAAATTATCAGATGTATAATTATTATTATTACTAATTAAAGTAGAACCACCTAAAATAGGTGCAGATATCTCATTAATTCCTTTATATACATTTAATGATTGTACATGTTTTTTTTGTTTTTCAAATTCATTATCCATATCTTGTTTTGAAATATTGCCTAGATTTAAAATATTTTCTTCAGATTTTAACCAATCACCATATCCTGTTTGATTAGATTCATCTTCTAATTTATATTTATCAAATTGATCATTAAACCATTTATTAAAATTATTAGAATTTTTTAAATGTTTATTTTTTTCAAACATATTGTCTAATGCAAATATATTATCTGAATCATAATAATCATTATTATCTTGTATTTTTTTGATTGATTTATTTTGAAAATTATATATACCATATAATCTTTTATATGCATTTGAATAAAATAAAAAGTATTTGGGTTCTAAAAATGATTTATCAGGGTGTGTTTTAAGAACAATTTTTTTAGATTCTCTCATAATCTCATCAGTAAGTTCAGAACATTGTATTCCAAACAATTTATATAGGTCTTGAAGTGAATAATTTTCAATATTTAGATCAATATATGTTTTTTCATTACATATTTGTTTATTATTATTTGTATTGTGTATTTTAATTCCACTTTTTGAACAACTCATCTATTAAAATTATATTTTATAAAATTTTTAATACTTAATATTAAAATAATATAAACCTAAATTAAAATATAATATATAATGAAATTTAATATTATATATTTTATTATATATAATTTATGTCAATTAACACATGGACTAATTATTCCATTAAAAAAATCAAATAGTATTTTTAAATTGCATGTAAATCCATTTGCAAAAAAATATTATGAAGAACTTTTACAAAGAAAAAATAATACATATAATAAAAACCATCATTACACATCTGATTATTATGAAGAAAAATTAAAATTATTAAATTCTAAAAATTTAACTGTTCAAAATTATAATATTTTAAATTTGGATGAGTCTGATGATATATATGTACTTAATAATACAAATAATACCTCGAGTACATCAGAAAATAAAAATAAATATCATACAATGGTATATAAATTAAGTGCATTAGATATTCGTTATGATAATTCAGATGAACAAGATGAACCTTCATATTCACAACAAAATAGTAAAAACGCAAAATCAAAAAATTTTGAAGTAATAAAAAAATTTAATACATTGTTTAAAGATGTAGGAGGATATGATAATGTTAAACAAGAATTATCACAATGTGTTGATATTTTAAAAAATTATAAAAAATATTCTAAATATAACATTAGAATTCCAAAAGGATTAATATTGGAAGGACCACCAGGCACAGGAAAAACCTTACTATCTAAAGCATTGGCAGGCGAAGCTAATTGTAATTTTATAGCTGTATCGGGATCTGATTTTCAAGAAAAATATGTCGGTATAGGTTCTTCAAGAATAAAAGAATTATTTGAACTAGCATCAAAAAATAAACCATGTATAATATTTATAGATGAAATAGATGCACTAGGAAGAACACGATCTTCAGATGGAGAAAGTTCATCAAGTGAAAGAGATAGTACATTAAATTCTTTACTAGTTGAATTAGATGGTTTTAAAAATAGTTCAGGAATTTTTGTTATTGCTGCTACAAATCGTATAGATTTATTGGATTATGCATTAACACGACCAGGGCGTATAGACAAAAAAATATATATTGGGTTGCCTGATAATACTACAAGAGAATCAATAATTAATATTCATATTAAAGGTAAACCACACGATAATACAATAATATTAAAAGACTTAGTTGAAATAACAGAAGGTTATTCAGGTGCACAAATTGAAAATTTATTAAATGAAGCAATGTTAAATGCATTAAGATATAATAAAAACCAATTTAGTTATGTAGATTTTGATATTGTTCTTAATAAAATGATGGCAGGATGGCAGCCAAATGAACATATATTTGCACCAAATATTATTGATCGTATAGCAATTCATGAAATGGGACATGCAATTGTAGGTATTTTTTCAAAACATCATTCAAAAGTATCAAAAGTTGTTATTAATTTATCTTCTCCAAAAAGTCCTGGATATACAGTATTTGAAGGATCAACTAGTAATATTTATATTAGAGAAGCATTATTTGAACACTTAATGATTTTATTAGCTGGAAGAATTGCGGAAGAAGTATTTTATGATGTTTCTGTTACTACAGGTGCTATAAATGATTTTGAAGAGGCATTAAAACTAGCTGAAAAAATGATCATTTATTATGGAATGGGACAAAATATAATATATCCAACTTTGAGTGAAAAATATAAAGAAATAGTAGATAATGAAGTTATTAAATTAATTAATGAAGCTTATGAATATTCACAATTTATAATAATGAATTCTAAGGAGTTAATATATGAAACATCTGAAATTTTAAAAAAGGATAAAATTTTAAAAGCCAATATGATAAATAAATTAATTAATTTAAAATATAAACATCTATTGGATTTAAAATTAGAAAAATAAATATTATAATTTATGAGTTTTATTAAATATTTATATAATATATAATAAAATGTCTGAAACTTCTTTAACAACTGCAAGAGTTATTTGTAACTATGGAAATTCAGAATATACAGGATCAAATAGTTCTTCTTCATCTGCAACTGCAATAGAATCAAATCCTTCTATTCAATTACTTTCACAAGATTTAGCAATACATGAAGCATTAAATGATACATATAAATTAATTAATACAGCATATTTAAATGGAAATTATCAAATTAATATGAGTATAAATACAATTAGTTATATTACTAATATTTCAAATATAATATATGTAACAAATTTAAATGATTCGGGTGAGGGATCATTTAGACAAGCAATAATAGAATCAAATTTAACTACTCCTTTATCTAAAATAATTTTTAATGTAATTGGTAAAATAACATTATTATCAAACTTAGAGAGAATAACAAGTCCTGTTAGTATTAATGGTAGTTCAAATGCATATTATATAGATACTCCTGTAATAGAAATAGATTGTAATAATTATGAGGGTATAATATTTGATAAAGGATCAGATAATTCATATTTAATAGGATTGACTGTTGTAAATGCATTATACAATGGCATTACAATTAATGCATCATATATAACATTAGATAAAAATTATATATTATATAATGGTGAAAATGGTATATTTATCGAGACTACATCTTCAAATAATATAATTGGATTAAACAAAACGAATAGTTCGACAATTAAATCAAACTTAATTTCAGGAAATAAAATGTCTGGAATTTATTTAAATCGTAGTTTAAATAATACAATTCAAAATAATTATATAGGCACGGATGAAACAGGTGAAAATGCTTTACCAAATTTGTATAATGGAATTTATTTAATTGGCTCTTCAGATAATATTATAGGAGGAAAAATATTTATAAATGATGATGGTATAATTAATAATCCAACAGGATCAAAAGGTAATACAACACCTGTATTTATAAAATTACCATTAGGAAACATTATTTCGGGAAATGGTATGAATGGAATACATATAGACACATATTCGTCAAACAATAATTTATATGGAAACTTTATAGGTACAACAAAAGATGGAAATACTGCTTTAAAAAATAATTTGAATGGTGTATATATTAATAATTCGTTAAATATTAATTTAATTGGTTGTGATGTATACAATAATCCATTTGTATATTATAATGTAATTAGTGGAAATACATTAAATGGTCTTTATATAACAGATTCAGTAAATATAACAGTTCAAGGTAATTTTTTTGGTATAAGTGCAAATAATTCAGTAATGTTACCTAATTCAGATGGAATTAAAATAGACGGTAACTCATCAGATATAACAGTTGGCGGTATAATACCATTAGGTAATGTTTGTTCGGGAAATAAATTCAATGGAATAAATGTTACAGGAAATACAAAATCATTTACATCATTTAACACATTTGGAGGATTATATGCATTTGGCGATGCAGCTCCTAATGGAGAAGATGGTATTCAAGTATCATCAAAAGAAAAAGGAAATCTAATTAGAACATGTGTATTTTCGGGAAATACAGGAAATGGTATAAATTTAAATAATGCCAATTATGTAAAAATAGATCCTGTAATATGTGGTTTATATACTAATGGAAAACAACCTTTACCAAATGGTAAAAATGGATTATTAATACAAGGTGATTCACAATATAATTTAGTATGTAATACAAATTTAGATTATGCTTCTGTTATAACAACAAATATATTTTCAGGTAATACAGAAAACGGTATTTTAATTAAAGATACTGCAAGTAATAATAATATTATCAATGCTGTAGTCGGATTAAATGTATTTGGTACAACGGTAACAGATACAACTACAGTTGGTAATAGTTTAAATGGAATACTTATAACTGATACAACAAATACAAATATTATAAATGATTGTTTAATAAGTAATAATCAAAATGATGGTATTATTTTAACAAATAATACATATAATAATATAGTAACAAACTGTGAAATTGGATATGATGTAACTACAATACAAAGTGCACCAAATTTAAATGAACAAGTAAATAATAATTCAATATCAAATATAATAATAAATAATCATATTTATCCATAATTTGTATTTTTGTGTTTTGTAAATATATATGAATAAAAAATACTTATTTTTATATGAATTATTAGGTATAATATTTTTTTATAATTATAAAATTATCAAAAAATAAAATAATAGAATGTGCTTATAACAATATAAATATATACTTTATGTAAAAATTAAATTTAATGATAAACTAAATTACTCAAAAAAAACTTTTCTGAAGGTGTTTCAGTTAATATACCATTTGCCCAAACACCATAACATTTATTAATATCTCCATCATTTTCTAAAACAAAATGATAATAGGTGTATTCATTCACATCATCTATTTGAATAAAATTTTTTGATGCACATGATAATAACAATAATTTATCATCAATATGATAAACATTATTATTAAAATACTTAAGATTTAACATATTTTCATTATTATCTTCAATTGTATCAACTAAAATTGAATGACCACCAGTAATAATTAAATCTTTAAATATATTATTATTATTTTTAGTAATTTTATACATACAATTTAAAGGTTCTGCCACATTATTCTTTAGAATACCTTTACCTAAATGTTTAACTTTTCTATATCCGTGTAAATAAGTTTTAACTAATTGTCCTATTTGTAATTTTTCAATTTCTACCCATACATCTTCATTATTTGAATTTAAAGTTAATATTAAAGTTCCTTCATTAAAACATAAGTTATTTATAAAAACACCACTTTGATTTTCTAAAGTACTTAAATTAGTACCAAATTTATTAGTAAATAAGCCTTGAGTTAATGGTCCGTTTGAAGGATTTAGTTCGTCTAAAAGCGGCATTTATATATTTTACTAATATTATTTTTTTTACAAAATTATTTAGAAGTATTTAATTATTTAGAAGTATTTAATTATTTAGAAGTATTTAATTATTTAGAAGTATTTAATTATTTAGAAGTATTTAATTATTTAGAAGTATTTAATTATTTAGAAATATTTAATTATTTAGAAATATTTAATTATTTAGAAATATTTAATTATTTAGAAATATTTAATTATTTAGAAGTATTTAATTATTTAGAAGTATTTAATTATTTAGAAGTATTTAATTATTTAGAAGTATTTAATTATTTAGAAGTATTTAATTATTTAGAAGTATTTAATTATTTAGAAGTATTTAATTATTTAGAAATTAATTGAATGATTTTTTTTGTAGAAAAAATAATATTAGTAAAATGTATAAATGACTACTACTTATGTTAGTAACTCCTACGCAAACAAACCCTCGTTAGTTTCAACAATGTCATCATTGTTAACATATACATATTCTCAATCTACTCCAGCCTTGACAGGTAATAGTAATGTAATATCCGTATCCGCCGCTAATAATAATAATTATGTTATTCAATTTTTGGGTAGTGTATCCGGCATGTTTTTAGGTGCATGTTACACTGCTGGTAGTGTAACATTTATGATTTGTGGTTCTTGCACTTCGGCTGGTGTAGTGGATTCAACATTTAACAATTCTTCGTCATATTATTTAGTTGATTCTAGAGTAAACAGTTTAACCAGTGCTACCGCTGCATCCTTTCAGTCGATTGCATCCAGTATATATCCTTCAAGTACTTCAGCAACAGTTGAAGATATATTAAATTTATTTTTAGCTGGACCAAGTCAAAAATTATATTCTTTTGCCATTGCTTCAATTGTGGCTGCAATTAATAATGATTTGTCAACATACAATACTGCTGGTGCAAGAATTTTAACCACAATTGATGATGGATCAGTTTTTATAGATACCTCTAAAATTACAGTTACTACATCTGGTGTCGCTTATCTAGGTACAAGTAGTGCACCAATATTGTGTACATATCAAAACTTTGTTAATAAGATAAAAATTTTAGGAGTTCAATCGAATCTAACTTCATCAAATGGACTTCTATTAACTGATAATAGTAGTAATACTGTTACACTTACCGCTGGATCAGCTGGTGGAAATAATATTAATGAAAACCATAATACACGCCCTGAAATTTTACTTTCTTTGCTTTCAAATAGTGGTGTAGGATTTGCACAAAGATACTCGTCTAGTACATCGTCCTTCAATTTTTATTATGCTGTTAGAATTGGAACAGTTGCTGAATTTAACGTTGGAACTATTAGAGTTAATTTTCCTGCGTTGTTGAAAATAACAACTTAATTACATTGTTACAATCGTTAAAATATAATAAAAAATAAATAGATATATACAATTATAAAAATTATTTATAATTGTACTTTACATTTTTTACACACATTAAAGACCTAAATATCAAGACTTATTGTATTACTAGATGAGTGTTGTTTTCTTCTACTTTTTTTAGGTAAATTGCCATCACCTTGTAAATCTTTTAAATCACTTAAACTAATTGTACTATTATCATTTGTATTAATTGGTGGTTCTTGAATATTAATAGTTTTTGTTTTTAATCCCATAAGTATATCAGAAATATCGCTAGGTCCTTTCATATCGGGACGAGGTTGTTTTCTGCTAGTTTTTTCTTTTATTTCAGTTTTTTGAAAATTCTCTCTAATATTAATACCATCATCTGCAAAATTACTACGACTCATATTTAAATCAGGTCGGTTTGCATAATTATTATTACCTGGTCGTTGTAAAGGTGGAGGAATAGAATTTGGACCTTGAGTGGCTAATGGTGGTGGCGGTCCATTATTATTTGGAGACATTATATTGTTCATAAATCCTGAAAATCCAGGATTAGTTTGTGACATTGAATTAACTGCAGCATTTTGAAAAGAACGCATTAAATCAGGATTTTGTCGTAAAATATCATCCATACCAGGCATTGCACTTTTAAACATAGTATTGGTTAAATGTACCATCATAGCACTACCGCCAAGCTGAAAAAGTAATTTAATTTCAGGTGACATAGAACTTTTAGATTTATATTTTTCATATAATTCTCCAAATATGTCGTCATAATCATTTATATTTTCATTTACTTGTTCACTCCATCCGTCAAGTTTAATATCAAATGGATCAAATTTATTATTTAAAAATTCAATTCCATTAATAAAAGCCATTAACATATTTCCTTGAAATTTAACCGAATTTTGTTTTGTTTTTTCATCAATAATAGTGTCATATTCGCCTTGCATTTCTAACAATGATGATTCCATTGAATATTTTTTAGATAATTCAACCCCTTTTTTTTCTAATGCTTCTAACTTTTTTAAATATTTAAATTTTTCTTTTAATGTTTCTTCTTTTGATATTTGGGGTTGCGATGAAGTTTCTTTATCTGGATTTATTGGAATATTATTAAATTTACCATAACCATCCCAAGTTTTAGAATCATCTCCAGTATCATTACCAATCGTAGAATCATTAAATCTAACACTATGTTTATTGTCATTAAAATGTGACTCTGTATTAAATAAATCAGACTTTGATTTAAATGTATTAGTAGGCATGTCATCTACAAGATTATTTAATTCATTTTCTAAATTATTTAAATCTTCAATATCAATATCACTTGACATCTTATTTGAATTAAGTTTAATTTTATCATTCATCAATAACTCAAGACCACCGCCAAAATTAGAAGATTTGTTTGAGTTACCTGTATTATCATTAAAATCCAAATCAGACAATTCGATTATTTCAGACATTATTATTCATTAAATAGAACTTTTAATTTTAAGTAATACGAATTAAAAATATATATTTGTAATAAAAATTAATTTTAATAAAAATTAATTCTAAATTATTTTATAAATTTATATTCACTAATATACCATATACCTTGTAAAAATGAGTCAGATAAATCATCTTTTTTATTATGTGAATTAAAATAATCTAATTGTTCATTAAATTGATAATCATTAGTAATAATTTCTAAACATTTATTTATACTTAATTTTTTTCTGTCACTATATTTTGTTTTATCTTGTATATCATACTTTTTAAGTTTATTTAAAGCAGACACAAATTTAATATGATCAACAGGTATATCACACATTATAAAATATTGAACAATCATACCTTGAATAGTTTTCATTCGATTTGCAATGGGACTTATTTGATTTTCAATAATAACATAATTTATGTGTTCCATATTTGAAAAAATGTTATTAAATTTGGTTTTAATATTGTTGCCAATAGTTATTAAATCAATTTTACCTGCATCAACTGTTTTTATTTCTTGAAAATAATTGTTGTGTATATGTTCATTTATACAACTAATTAAATCTGCTTTTTTTATTGGTTTTTCATATTTAATATTATGTTTATCTGCAATTTCGTAAAGTGATTGAATTTTTTGTTTATTTATATATGTTGTTTTTAAATCTGATGTTGGAATTTGATAACATTGTTTTTTGGAATGTTTTAAACAAAAAAAGGTATTATTTTTTGTAAATTTTGGTAGAGTTTTGCATTTATTATCAAAACAACATTTTAGAGTTTCATTACTTTCAGAAATATTAATAGTATCCCATTTTGTAATTTTAAAATTATTAGATTCTGTAGATTTTTCAAAAACACAAAATGCTAGATTTTTTATACCAACATCGATACTAATAATTTTCATATGTAAATAATATAATAAATTGTTATTAAATTATTTTATTTATTATTCATAAATGTAATAGAAGGAGATACAAGTCTTGAGTTTAATTGTTCTCGAGATAAATATGGATTTTTTAGGTTACTATTACAATAACCAAACCCTGGAGTAGCTGTATCAAAAATATTTTTAAATTTATATGGAACATTACTAGATGGTGTAGTACCAGTATAAGTATGTGGATTAAGACCTAAATCATAACATGCTTCTAAAGAATTATATTTCATAATTTGAATACCATTATTTTGCATATATTGTCTATATTCCCAATTACTTTGAATATTTTCTTGTTTTTGTATTTTTTGATTAATTATTGCATCTGGTTGATATGATGTATAATTTCTACCATCATCCATAATAGGTGGATAATTAAAATTAATATTATTACATCCTGAATAGCAAGTACCCCAACTCATTATTGTTATATTAATAATAGATAAAAATCCTATTCAATTCCAAGTAATTTAAGTAATTCAGGTTTTTTAATTTTAGAAGGATCAGTAGAAAGACCTTTTTCTAAAACAATATTTCTAAGAACACTGACAGACATTTTTTTATGGTCAACTTCTTCTGAAGAATTAATATTTTTGGTTTCTTCAACCAAATTAATTTTTTTAAAATCTATTGGTTCATGATGATTTAATTCAGTATTTAGATCAGAAATATGTTCTAAATTATCAATTTTTAATATTTTAATATTATTGTTATTTTCATTTAAAGTATTATTTAAATCATTATCTTCTATAATATCAATATCATTTGTAATATCAATATCATTAATATCATGTGAAATATCAATGTCATTAGTAACATTATCTTGCAATATTGTAAAATGATTGTCTAAATTACGACTATGTTTATCTTTTTTATTTATGGATTCATTATCAGATTCATCGTCATCAGAACCATCGTTATCAGATGCATCATCTTCAGATTCATCGTCATTAGATAAGTCGTCATCAGATGCATCTTCAGAATCATTATTATCATCATCTGACACATTGATTAAATTGGATTGAAATGGATTATTATTATTAATATTATTATTATTATTATTATTATTTAAATAATCATTGTGATTATTTTCTTTTATAATATGTGTATTAATATAAATTATTTGTTGTTCTAAAGAAGAAATAATATTTAACATATAACTCATTTTTTTATTTTGTTCTTTAATTTGATTTTCAAAGTAAATTACCAAAAAAGCAATTAATAACGCTAATATTCCTAAAAATATATAATACATTGAAAACATTATATTATAAAAAGATTATATAAATAATATATTAACTTAACGAATTATACTGCATTTTGTATAATTTCAGTTGGATAATTTAAGTTTCTTAACACATTTACACCACCTTTTATTTTAGAAATTCCATTTTTAATTTTATACATATATTTTAAATCATTACCATTTATATTTGTCAACATATGACAATTTAAAAAATCGCTATTACTATTTAAATTTTTACACACCTTTAAAAAATGTGTAGTTAATATACAAGAAACATTTTTATTTTTTGTTAAATATTTTAAAAATGATGTTGCGCTAATAACAGCTTCGTCAGGATTTGTTCCTGAATATATTTCATCAAAAACACAAAAATGAGTATCTTTTTTATTCAAATTTATTATATCTAATATTTCCTTACATCTTCTAGCTTCAGCTTGAAATAAACTATCTCTACCAGATGTATCTGGAATATTTAAATAGCAGTGAATATAATTAAAAGGGTGTAATTTAGCACTATCATAAAATCCACAACCAAATTGTTGACTAAATATTATATTAATTAATGTAGTTTTTAATACTGTAGTTTTACCTGATGCATTTGGACCACTAACAATTAAATTTTTATTTAATTTTATATTATTTTTAACATGTTTGAGATCTTTTAAACAAGCGTAATAACTATTTTTAAATACAACTTTTTTACTATTATTGATAAAATCACAATAGTTAATTTGTTTATTTTTAATATTATAAATTAAACCTTCAATACAGTCCAAGTAACCGTTAAATCCAAATGAATACATTATTGCTTCATTATATATTTTATTTTCATGTAATTCATAAAAGCATTTTAATATATACCCTATCTCAAAAATTTTATTATAATTATTTGATTTAAGTTCAGATACAACAGATAATTTATTTCGTATATCAGTAAGTATTTTAATTTTATAGTGTAAAACATTATTAAATTCTCTAAATGTTGACAAATTATTTGAAAATTTTAAATACTGTTCCATGGATTGAATTGTATAATTTAAATAATTTTTAATTTCTTTAAAATACTTATGAATATTTAATATATTGGTATAGGTTTTTATACTAAGTGCTATGTTTTGATAAATAGAAAATAAATAAAATCCAACAGACACAAATACATATATTTTTTCTTGTAAATTTCCCTCATTAATTTTGGTAAAACAATTTATAACACTACTTGTTTGTGGTAGACATTTTAATATAGTAATATATTGATTAATTGTTAAGTTTAATCCATATAATTTAATATAAAAAAAAGGAACAATTAAAATTATAATAGGTGTTATTAATGATATAATGGGAGATGTCATATTAATAATACTTAAACATTGCAAAAATATATCAGATTTATTTAAAAATTCAAATATGGACCAATCTATATAATAATATTTTTCTTTAAATTCATTATTCATTTTAATTTCATTCCAAATATCTAAAATATTTTTATAATCTGAAGAATATTTTATATTATCCAGTTTTGTATATGTTTTAAGAAGGGTTTGATTATCTTTTAAAAATTGTTTATCTGTAGTATAATATTTTGAAATTTGTTCAACCATTTTATTAGATAATTCATTGTCATTATTAAAATAATATGAGTAAATAGAATTAGATGAACTATCAACTGTTTTTATTAACTCTAAATCGTCTACAATATTTTTATTTAATTGTACTTTATCATTATTATAATGAATTGGTAATTTAAAATAATCTTCATACATTTTATTATATTTTTATTAAGAAATATAATAAAATAATTCAACGAATTTACTATTACTATTATATCGAAATTACTATTTACTATACATTGTTTAAATATTTATAATTTATTTATGTTAATAAAATAGTATTTACATTTTCAGGTAATTCTTTAATTTCACATGCATAATGTGTTTCAATTTCTTTGACTTTAGTAACATCTCTTTTTGTAATAAAATTTATTCCTACACCTTTTCTTCCCCATCTTCCACTTCTTCCAATTCTATGTAAATAATTGTGAATACATTTAGGTAAATCAAAATTAATAACAACATTAACTTGTTGAATATCAATACCTCTTGAGGTAACATTAGATGAAATTAAGATACGAGTTTTTCCAGATTTAAAATCATTAAATGATTGTTCACGATCTTGTTTATTCATACTGCTATGAATACAACATACAGAAAAGCCATCTTCCCCCATTGCCTCATATAAATCAGTAACTCGTTTTTTACTATTACAATAAATAATACACTGTGTAAGTGATATAAAAGAAAATATATCTTTTAAGGTAACATATTTTTGTCTATCATCATCTATAGCAACATAATATTGAGAAATACCTTCAAGAGTTAACATTTCAGATTTAACACATATTTTAACTGGATCAATCATTATTTTATCAATAATTGGTAAAATATTATCTGGAATAGTTGCACTAAATAATGCTACTTGAATATCCGTATTAAAATATTGAAAAATATTATATATTTGGTCTTTAAAACCAACAGACAACATTTCATCTGCTTCATCAATAACTACAAGTTTAATATGTGAAGATGATATTTTTTTACGATGCATCATATCATAAACGCGACCAGGACATCCACAAATAATATGTGGAATATTTTTATTTGAAAAACTATTTATATTTTCAAAATCTGAACCACCAAATATAGTTTTTATGCGTAATCCTTTCATTAAAGAGCTTAAATTTGTTAGTACATCAAATGTTTGTAGTGCAAGTTCTTTTGTTGGAGATAAAATTAATACTTGAATATTATTATTTGTAATATCAACATTTTGTAGTGCACCAATAGAAAATGTTGCTGTTTTTCCTGTTCCGGATTGTGCTTGTGCAATAATATCTTTTTTTTTTAAAATTGGATTAATTGCTTTTTTTTGAATAGGACTTGGGTTATCATAACCACATGCATAAATACCTCTTAATAAAAGTGGATTAATATCTAATTCATCCCATGAATTTATTTCATTTGTGTAATCATTATTTGTAGATAAGGACATTATACAATAATAATATTTATTATATTTAAGTGTATTTAAAATTATTAATATATTTAAAAAAAATTGATATAAATGTTTTTTAAGTATAAAATATTATAGTAATTATGGCATATACATTAGCAAATTTCAATAATATTATAATGAATGGGTTTAATTATACTTTACCTCAAGATACATTAAACATAATTAATAAATTGGCACATGAAGTAGGATCACCTAATTATGTAAAAACGCCTATTTTTAATAAAAAAAAAGAACCTGAAATTATAAATACAAATATTAAAAAAAATAAAAGTAGCGAAATAGTACAAAATAATGATTGGGAGGCTATACGAAATTTTAAAACTACTAAAATAGAAAAAAAAGATGGTGTAAATGCTAAAATAGATATAATTAGGTCTCACTTAAATAAATTAACTGATAAAAATTATTTAGATATTAGGACAAAAATTTTAAATATAATTGATGAATTAAATGAAGAAGAAACTAAAATAGTAGGTGTTATTTTATTTGAAATAGCGTCGACAAATAGGTTTTATTCAAAAATGTATGCAGATTTATACTCTGAAATGATAATTAAATATGAAATTATGAAAGAAGGACTCGAAGAAAATTTAAATAAATTTTATAATGTATTTGATAATATTGAATATGTAGATCCTTCTGTTGATTATGACAGATTTTGTAAAATAAATAAAGATAATGAAAAAAGAAAAGCATTATCTTCATTCTTTTTAAACTTAATGTTAAATGAAATAATTGCAAAAGATAAAATAATTTGTATTATAATAAATTTATTGAAAATTATTTACACATTTATTTCAGAAGAAAATAAAAAAAATGAAGTTGATGAACTTACCGAAAATGTTTTAATTTTATTTAAAATGGATATTTGTAAAAGTAATAAAATAGTTATTGAAGGTTATACTATTATAGAAATAATTCAAAAAATAGCTAGTAGTAAAGTAAAGGATTATAAAAGTTTAACAAATAAAACAATATTTAAATTTATGGATATGATAGAAGCATAATATATTTATTATATTCAATATTTATTATATTCATTAAATTATACATTTAAAAATAATATTACTACATACATAATACATAATGTCAGAAAAAGAAAATATTAATTTTTTTTTATTTGAAACCGAGCGTGAAAATGAAAGTATTGATTTGTCTGAATTATTAATACAATTAAATAATTGTAGTAATACTAATTTTGAAAAACCATATTTATTAAAATATACAGTTAAAGAATTACTTTTAATTTCAGAATATTATGGTTTATCTAAAAATTTAAAAACAAATAAATCTAATAAAGAAGAGATTATAAATATATTAATTGAATTTGAAAATAATGTAATGAATAAGGAAATTGTATTAAAAAGGAAAAAAATATGGTTTTATATAAATGAATTAAAAAAAGACAAATTAATGAAAAAATATATATTATGGTAATAAATTATTAAATAAATAATATTTTAATAATTTATAATTAATGGTATTATCAAAAATAAATGATGATATAAGTTATCCTGAATTAAAAAGCGTTGATAGAGGAGATATGCAAATGGAGGCAAATTTATTTCAATTGGAAATATTAGGGGTAGATATTATAATTGCAGTTGGAAATGCAAAAAATACATTTGAAGATAAAAATATTCTTTTTTTTCCAATTTATTTAGTTAAACATAATAATAAAGTTATACAAATTGGAGTATATGAAATAAAAGCATCTAATTATATAAATTATTTGGATGATTATAATAATTTAGATATTGAAAAAATAGATGAACCATTAATATATAATTTTGTTACATCGGGTATGTTAAATAAATTAAGATTAGTACCTGAAGTACCTTTAATGAAAACATCTAATGCAAAAGAAGATGAAGAAGAGGGCGAAATATTTGAAAGTGACGAAGAAAAAGAGCAAGCATTAGAAGAGAGAAAATTTATAGAGGTGTATGATATACCTGAAGAAAGAAAAGATATATTTATTTTAACAAAAGGTGTACCAATACCACCACAATTAAATGAAGAAACATTTCAAATTGCAAAAGATTATAGAGAAAAATATCATGAAGGTCCTAATGATATGTGGATTCATAAATTTATGAAAAATACAAATTATTCAATAACTGATAATGAAGGCGGAGGAGATTGTTTATTTGCTACAATTAGAGATGCATTTTCTAGTATTGCACAACAAACATCTGTAAATAAACTTAGAAAAAAATTATCTGAAGAAGTAACTGAACCTGTATTTAATGGATATAAGGAACATTATGATATGTATAATTCTTCAATTATATCTGATACAAATAAAATTAAAGAATTAGAAGCTGAATATATTTCTATTAAAAAAAAATTTAATGATACATTAGATCGTAATGAAAAAAAAATATTTTTAGAAAATGCAAAAAAGGTAAAAGCAGAACATGATAAATTAGTAGAAGAAAAAAAAATATCTACAGAAATTGCTAAAGAATATAAATTTATGAAAGGTATAGACACCTTAGAAAAATTTAAAGGAAAGATTAAAAAGTGTGATTTTTGGGCAGATACATGGGCAATATCTACACTTGAAAGAGTTTTAAATATAAAATTTATATTATTATCTAGTGATTCATATAAAAATGGAGATATATCAAATGTATTACAATGTGGGCAATTAAATGATGAAATCTTACAAAATAAAGGTATATTTACACCTGAATTTTATATTATTGTGGAACATACAGGTAATCATTATAAAACAATAAGTTACAAAAAGAAAATGATATATAAATTTACAGAGATACCTTATGATATTAAAAAAATGATATCTGATAAGTGTTTAGAAAAAAATGCAGGCCCATTTGCATTAATTCCTGATTTTCAAAAATTTAAAGCGTCTCAACAAAAAACGGTAATTAAAGAAGCTAATTATGAAGATTTAAGTGAAAGTAAACTAAAAGGATTATATAATGATGATATTGTGTTTGTTTTTTATTCAAAATCAAATGATAAACCACTTCCAGGTAAAGGTGCTGGAGAGAAAATACCTAATGATAAGTTAAAAGAATTTACTCAATTAGCAACATTTCCTCAATGGCGTAGAAAATTGTCTAATGATTGGATTACAACATTTACATTAGATAATCATAAATGGGCTTCTGTAGAGCATTATTATCAAGCGTCTAAATTTAAAAAAAATAATCCTGAGTTTTATTTAAGTTTCTCTCTAGATTCAGGAACAGATTTATCAAAAGATGTTGAATTAGCAAAAATAGCAGGAAGTAAATCGGGTAAATTAAAAAAAGAAGTATTAAGACCATCACAAGTTGAGATTGATCCTGATTTTTTTGATAAAAGATATAAACAAGAGATGTATGCAGGACAATATGCTAAATTTACACAAAATGAAGAACTAAAAAAAATATTAATATCTACAAATGATGCAAAACTTACACACTATGTACGGGGAAGTCCTGCTGAATTAGTTGAAGATTTAATGCTAATTCGTGATAAAATAGTAAAAAATGAATTATAATATTTTTATATTAATTATACAATAAATTTCATAACTTGTGAAAAAAGTGTAATACAATTATATCCTTAAACAATTAGTTCCTAGTGGATTCATTTTAGGTGTTATACCATTTGGACAACAACCATAAATTGTTCCCGAACATCCACCAACAGGATTTACAGGTTTAATAATACTTACATGATTTAAAATAATAAATAAAAATAGAATACTTATTAGAATAATTATTATTGTAATATTATCCATAATAATATATTACAATAAAATAATAAACTGTGTAATTATATTTTTTCAAATGCTTATTTTTTATGACAAACAATTTTGATCATTTAAACATGATATCGTTTAAGTATTTTCATTTATTTTTTATTAATAAATTTTATGAAAAATTAATCTAATATAATATATAATGGATGATTATCTTTATCATGGCACATCATCCATATATATACCAATTATATATAGAGATGGATTAAGTGGTAAATATCCTGACAAGTTGTATACACAATTAAAATTATTTTTTGAACTTGCAGATCCCAAAATAAAAAATATTCATGAAAGCGTTTTTACATATATTGAATCATTTTTTATTAGACAAGATAATATTAGAAAAAATCCAAATGATATACAAATATATTTAGCTGTACTTGATACTGCAGAACAATATTCAAACCTTAATAGAATAAATGGTGAAGGACCGGGGCTTATACTAAGAATAATTGATGAATCATATGATTATATTATATCGAATAATCCAAAACTAAAAAATGAGTTAGACGAATTATTGTATTATTTTGGATTTATTCCACTACATAATAGAATTAAAGTACCAGTTGGTGTTATATTAGCAGTTCGAAAACAAGATTTAATTGATAGTCTAACTGAGTTTTCTGAAGATTATAAAAATGATATGAAAGATTTTACTGAAACACATGATGTATTAGCTTGGCCACATCCAATTGATACAAATTTAATATATATTTATAATAAAGATACAGAAACTTATTTTAAAATAAATTCTACAGAAGGTAAAAAATATATGCAAAGTATTACGAAACTAAAAATAATTGGTGGAAGCAAAAATAAAAAATCAAAAAAATCAAACAAATCAAACAAATCAAACAAATCAAACAAATCAAACAAATCAAACAAATCAAACAAATCAAACAAATCAAACAAATCAAACAAATCAAACAAATTAAACAAATCAAACAAATCAAACAAATCAAACAAATCAAACAAATCAAAAAAATCAAAAAAATCAAACAAATCAAACAAATTAAACAAATTAAACAAAAATAAAAAATAAAAATGAAAAATACAAACTCTCTCACAAAATGTATAAATTAATTATTAATATGCGTATATTTGTTTAATATTGTATAGCGTTAAATTTGTAGTTGTATCATTACCATTTTGTTGACCATGTAAAATAAATTGACAATCTGAATTATCATAATAATTTTTTGCAGCACTTAATAAAGGTCCATCATTACCCCATGTATCGCCAACATAACCTGCTAAAGAAGTTAAATATTTTCCTACATATTGTTTTGCATATGTAACTTTACCTACAGCATAAGTAATTAACCCATTTGGTATTGGTCCAACTATATTTTGTACAGGAAGATATGTTGTTAAATACTTTGTGTATATATATGGAGAACCACTTATTATACAAACTTGATAGCCTTGTAAATTATAACTCATTAATAATATTCTTGTATAATCAACAAAATAATTTTGAAGCGTAGATTCCCAATATTGTTCAATATATGGATCTTGGTTTGAGTTATATATTTCAAATGCCATTAAAAATGCTGTTGTATCATTGTTTGCTAATTTTGTATTTTGCACACTGGAATATACTTCCCATGTAGGATATATAGTTGAATTAACCATACCAATACTATATAAATATTGGGAAACAGATTCGTGATATGGTGATACACCATCAATATATCCTTTCATTAAAGTACCATCAAAATCAGACATATATTTATCTCTAAGTATTATTTGTTTTACTGGTATAGATTCATTAATTTCTATTGTACTTTTAGTTGTATTTGGATTTTCTAATAAAAAATCATTAATATTTACTTGTAATGCATCATATGCAGATATTTTTGAACTTTGTTCATCAGAACCAGTACCTTGTGCTGTACATGAAAAGGTTTGACTAATATTATCAGCTGTTTGTATTAATACATTTGCACTACTTGTACAGGTCCATTGAATATATGACACAAGTTCGGGAACAGTTATTTGATACATAAATTGTATATTAAAATTAACATTTATGCTGTAAGTATATTTAATATTATTTATTTGAATACTATAAGTTAATGTACCTATATTAGTTGTATTTTCATCACCTAATTTATTTGCACTAAAACTAATAGATGAGTATTCAGTATTAGGAGTGTACTGAAAAAAGGACATATTTTTTACCATTAATCCATAATAATCAAATTGTTTCCAATTATTTTTATACACATTATCATATTGATTTATAATTTGTATAGTATTTTCATTATAAGGGTTATAATTTTCAATATTATTTGTATATATATTATTATCAATTATTTCACCCGATTGCTTAATTATAACTGCAGCGGTTTGATTTGTACTTTGTTGATAAAAAGTATAATTACCAGGAGTTTTTGGTAATAATAAATTATTACTCCAATAATTATTTTCATAAACTCCTATAATTTCATTTGTATCATTATTTATTACAAAATATCCATTAAACAATATATCTCCACTATTAATTGTATTTCCTTGTACAATATTATTATCAATAGAAGTAATATTAATAGAATACCAATTTAATTTACTCATTATATAATAAATATTTATAATAAATTATTCAAAAAAATAAAATATAGTAAAAATAAATAAAATACTAATATAATAATGAAATTATCTAAAAATAGTAATTTTCTAATGTCATATTTTATGAAACATAATTTTATAATTCATAATCCATTAAACATAAAAATACAAAAAATAATTATGCAGTTATATTATGATATATTAGATTCATATACTTATATTACAAATATTAAAAAAATAAGTAATTATAATGTAAGTATAACAAAAATAAAATATGTAAATCAAATACCTAAACCTAATACATTTAATACAAGTGCATTTCCTGAAAATATATTAAAAACAATAGATAACATTTCTTCAGAATTCATTCAGTATAATTTTTCTCTCTTTAACAAAGATATAACACTATATTTTATATGTGAAAAAAATAATACAAATATAAAAATAGATGTTTTTAATAAATATGTAGATGCAATATTAATGTGGATGTATATTTTAAATAAGTATTCGGTAAAAAAATGTTCCAAAAAATTTACGGTTTATTTTTATTTTACATCTTTAGAAAAACGATTACCTAAATCAAATATAAGTACATTAAATGAAAATCATGTAAATACTGCATTTACAAGGACATGTCAAATAAATTCAGAAATAGTAATATTTAGAAAAGAAGAATGGTTTAAAGTATTTATTCATGAAACATTTCATAATTTTGGATTAGATTTTTCTGAAAATATGGTTGATGAATGTAAAAATTTTATTTTAAATATTTTTCCAATAAAATCAGATGTAAATTTATATGAAGCATACACTGAATGTTGGGCTGAAATAATAAATGCAGTATTTTGTAGTTTTATTTCATTAAATGACAAACAAAATATTAATATGTTTCTCTCAAATTATGAATTATTTATTAATTTTGAGAGAACATATAGTTTTTTTCAACTTGTAAAAACACTTGATTTTATGGGGTTAAAATATAAAGATTTGTATTCACAAAATATGAAAAGTAAATTATTAAGAGATACACTTTATAAAGAAGATACAAATGTATTATCATATTATATAATTAAAACAATATTAATAAATAATTATGAAGGATTTTTGTCATGGTGTAATAATAATAATATTTCTCTCTTGCAATTTAATAATACAACTATAAAAAAAAGAGATTTTTGTAAGTTTATAGAGAGAAATTATAAAATTAATTCTATGAATAATGGTATAAAAATAGCTGAACAATATTTAAGTTATTTAAAATCAATGAATAAAACTGTACATAATTTATATGTAATAAATAATTTAAGAATGACTATATGTGAATTAAATTAATATAAAATTAAAATATAGAATATTTTTAATTTTTTGAATGACATTTGCAATATTCTGAACCAGGTAAACTTTCTCTCTTACATTTATTTCCTAACTTAGTTTCTTTAGAGCAAATATATTTATAACAACTATTACCAATATATTTTTTATTAGATTTCCATTCTTTACTTGCATCATCAAAATCAATATCTACACTATATGGAACATTATTTTCATATTTAGATTGGCTTCTAGTCTGTACCATTTTTAAAATATATTAAATCAATAATAAAATATAATAAACCTTGTAGTATATAAAGTATTTCATTTTTTTTGTAAATAATAATGAAAATATATAATTTTTATAGATTTATATTTATAAATGTACAAAAATATATAAAAGTATTTAAATATTATATAAATAAATGAATTTTAGTAAATTAGATCTATATAAAAATAAATATGATAGAGAAACATTAAAAAAAAATATATATGCATTAAAATTAATCGATATTTTAAAAACACAAACAATTGATCATACTTTTGCAGTAAGATATATTTTAAATACTAAATATCAGCTTCACGCAGATGATATGAAAATAACCCCAAAAATGGTTATACACTATCAGCCTCACATTAAAAATCATATTTTAAGAAGTACATTAATAATGTATGATTCAGATGATGATAGTATAGAAGATTTTGAAACTATATCCAAAAAATAAGTATTTTACAAAATATATATTAAAAAATATATATTTTATCATTATTTAAAATATTATTATAATTTATCCTTTTTTATTTATTTTTAATTTTTTAATTGTATTATTTAAACAACAGTTGCTACAACAGCTTGACCAGCCTTAGCAAAATGAGGACTCATATATCTTTGAAGATTGAAGTAAGTAAGCTCATCAGTCTTCTTAAGCTTTAGCAAAGCAGCAAGCTTGGAATCAGGATTGATCTTACGGCCATTTTCCTTATCTTGAAGATTGTTGGTTCTGATATACTTATTAATATCACGAGTTACTTCAGTTCTTGCCATTTCAGATCCACTTGGCTTATCAAGAAACTTTGCAAGCTCATCAGAGATTCTTGTTGGCTTGACAAATCCTGATGGAGCGCGATTACTGCCCTTACGCTTCTTCTTACTTTGAATCTTTTGGGCAGCCTTTAGCTCCTTGGCCCACTTCTTTTCAAGAATACGATACTCAGCCTTTAAAGATGAGATTGCTACACTAATTTGTTGCAACTTAGAAATAAATTCAGATGATTGTTCAGTAATTGGCACTTCAAGCTCAACAACTTCCTCTGAAGAAGAAACAGGATCAACAGATGTGGATGTAGGGGTGGTTTCAACAGTAGCCTTAGGTGCCTTAGGCTTTCTAACAGGCTTAGAAACTACAACATCAGGAACAGATGAAGTAGATAGAGTTTGTGGTTGTTCGGTAACAGAATTAACAGAAACAACTTGTTCAACATTGGAAACAGATTTAGTGGTCTTAGTTCTTGGCATCTTATTATAATATATCTAAATAAATACTTTTTAAGTGATTTAACGCAAATATTATATATTGTTATGATAGTATGGTAATCGTCCTTTTATTTATATTTTTTTTAAAATAAAAAATAAAAATAACAATAAAAATAAAAAATAACAATAAAAATAAAAAAATAATAATAAAAAAAATAATTTTAAAAATAATTAAATGATTGATAAAGCCAAGGCAATGATAAAGCGGCGCTTTCATTTACTAAAGTTAATGCACCAAGTACATAATATGAACCTAAAGATTTACTATCTTTATCTACACCTGAATTAACTAGATTTTCTAATACTTCTAATATAACTTTTTTTACATTATTTATATTTGGTTCATAATTAATATATGGAATACTTAAATTTCTAAATGGATCTCCAAATTGTGGACAAATATTTAGTTTAGTCTCTATTGATAGCTGTGCTCTGTAATTCCAAATATCAGCTAATTCTCTCACATATTTTAATAGTTTAAATCTATTCAAAGAGAGAAACCATTGAGGATTACTATAATTTCCTAAAGAATCAATTTTTTGAAATAATGATAATGCTCTTAATTCAATTGCCTTTTCACTTGAAACATTTAAAGTATCATCTTCTATATTTAAATTAATTTTTAAATTTAATGCTTTACTTAGTCTTATTAATGATTTAATATTTTTTAAAACATTATTTGAAATTATATTTCGATTATAAGGATTTAGAGGTTCTTTTTCACTTTTATTTATTAAATTGTAGAGAGAACTTATATTAAATCCATAAATAAAATTATCAGTATCTTTATAGCTAATAAAATTATCAAATGATAATTCATTCCATGTTTCTAAAGTCATAAAATCACATACATTTGTACATAAATTTCTATTTTTATATGCAGGGCCATGCAATTTATTATATTTTCTTTGAATATTACCTCTTACGATTTTTTGAATTTTAATAATATATGATGATAAATGTAAATAAATAAAAATTCTATATAATAATTCTTTTTTATTTCCTGACATTTTTAATTTATAGTATTTTACAAATGTTTTGAGTTGATTTATATTATAATTGTAATTAACAAGTTTTTTGTAATTTGTAATTGTAGGAATATTTAAAATTTCATCTTCTATTTTTTGTTTATTAATAGAATTATTAAATATATCACATTCGCATTTTGCATAAATTAGTTTCATATAATCTTCAACTGATGCACTTGTTAAAGTATTTATATTTTTTAATGGAGACATATATATTATAATTATATATTTTCTTTTTGAATAGTTTTTATAATTATAATATTTTTTTTTGCTTGTATATGGGTTAAAAAATATTATTTAGATTTGATTTTATATTATAAAAAAAAATTGATTTAAAGATATGCTTAATATATATAGTATACTACAGCAATAAAATGACAGAATCAATCATCGACGGTACTAATATTGACACAAGTGTATTTTCATATTCAGCTCCTAAAGCACATGCGTCAGGAGGAAAAGTTGTTAATTTATATAATAAATATTTTAAGGAATCTCTTACTATTTCAACACCACTTATTTTAACATGGGGTGCACAAGAAGGACAAGATCAAATGAAAAATCCTACAGGAAAATATACTATGAGTCTTCAATTTCCTACTTCTGAATATTCTAATCCTGATTTGGATGCATTCCTTAAGTCTATTCGTGCTTTAGAAAATAAAGTAAAAACAGATGCCATGACATATTCAAAAGAATGGTTTGGAAAAACTATTACAAGTATGGAGGTAATGGAAGAAAAATTTAATGTTATGCTTAGATATCCTAAAATCAAAAATTCTAACGAATCGGATTTAAATAAGCCTCCTACTTTAACCGTTAAGATCCCTTGTTGGAATGGAACATGGCAATCAGAAATTTATGATGATGATGGTGTTCCTTTATATGTTAATGGAAAAGTAAATACTCATTTATCTCCATTAGAATATCTTAAACCAAAGTCACATGTTATTTGTCTTATTCAATGTGGTGGTCTTTGGTTTGTTAATGGAAAGGTTTCTATTACATGGAATTTAAAACAAGCAATGGTTCAAAAGCCAAAGGCAATTATGGAAGGTGTTTGTTTCCTTAAACCAAAAGTTCAAGATAAGCAAAGATTACAATTATTACCACCAGTTGAGGACGAGTTTATTGAATCATCTGTTAATATTACAGATGTAAATGATAGTGATGATGACGAAGAAGTTTCACAAGTATCTCAATCATATTCTTCTGTACAACCTACTAGTCCATTAGTTCAAGAATCAGTACAGGTACAAGTGCAAGTGCCACAACAAATTATGATTGAAGAAACCAAGAAGAAGAAGGTTGTAAGAAAGGTTAAATCTGATGCATAAATAAATATAAAATAATAAATAATAAAAATAAATATAATAATAATAATAATAAAAATAATAATAATAATAAATAAAAATAATAATAAATAAAAATAATAATAATAATAAAAAATATAAAAATATTTTTTTTGTAAATATTTTTATACAATAATAATTTCAAATACTTATATGATTGTCAATTTAACAATAATATCAGCTTTATCAGATATATCATAAATATCATCATTTTTAATTTTTGTTAATCCTTTATTTTTTATTTTATAGTATTGTTCAATTTTCATATATAACTCACTTATGGGAATATTAAATTCGGTTTCTCCTATATTTACACTTATATTTGCATTATTAGTTATTAAATTTTGTAATTCAGTATAAAATATTTGTTTATCAATATAAATATTATTATCATCATCTATTATTATATTTTGTGGAAGTTCAGGATCACACATAACTAGTATTTCACAATTAGAACCATCAAAATATACTTCATTATACCATAATGGTACTAAATATAATTTATTTTCAACATATAATTTATACAAGTTATTATTTAATATATCGTTAATACTTGGATTTAATTTATATAATAAAACATTATCATATTTTTTTAACACTATATTTTTTATTTCATCTAAAATATTTTCATTTAAATGAAGTATTGAATGATATTTAGAGAGAAACGAATAAATATTAAGACAAGTATTTTTATCTAAATCCTCAAATAATTTAACCGTTATTTTTTTACAACCTAAAACAATTTCTTTAATTATTGTTGATATTATTTCACTATATTTTCCTTGTAATATACCTTTAATAAATATTTGTAAAATATCAACATATTCATAATTATAATTTAAATTATCCTCAAAGTAATTATCTTCTTTAAAATCACATTCATTACAATATTGTAATAAATAATGATATGCTTCATTTATTTTTTGAAATTTATGATTGTATTCACTTATATTATCATTTTTATCAGGATGATATTTTAATGCCATTTTATGATACTTTTTCTTTAAGTATTTTAAATTTATTTTATATAGAATATCATAATTATCTAATTCTGAAATATTTATTTCAAGTATATTTAATGCTGTTTTATAATCCATTTTATTCAAATAAATCATAAACTTTAAGTAATAAAATCTTTTTTTTATTTTATATTTTTTATTTTATATTTTACAAAATGCAATAAAATAAATATAATTCTAACAATCATTTTCTAATTTATGTATTATTTTTATTAAATTAAAAAAATATTTTTCTAAATGATATATTGGACGATAATTATTATTATAATATTTAAAAAAATTAAATGTTTGTATTAAAATTATTGATAAATGGTCTTGCGTTATTATTTTTTGTTCTACAAGTGAATAAATAATATACCATAAACAATCTGTTATATCTAAATTATAAATAAAAATATCATATAATATATCTCTAAATTTTAAAAATTGTATGTCATTTACATTTATTATATTATGTATTATTTTATTACAGATTATTTTATATTGTAGCATTAAATTTTCATTATAAATATGCATCATTTTTATATTAGTTATGTTTTCAAGTTTTATTTTATTGGGTAACTTTTTTTTTAAACACCTTACATAAGATATTTTATTTGGTCTTGGAATATTTATAACTTTACAACAATTTAATATATTGTCAGGAATAAAACTTAATTTATCTGTTAACAATATAAATTTTAAATCTATTGAAGTATTTTTTTGCATATAACTATAAAAATTATCAAGTAGTTCACTATATATTTCATTAAAATATTTACATACAATAATACCTGTTTTATCTATTTTAGCTGATACTATATCTACTATATTTTGATATATTTCATGCCATAATAATTTTGAATTACATCCTAATAAAGACATATCTACTTCGTAATGAATATTACTTATTTTAAAAAAAAATTGTTGTTTATTATATGTTATATTAATTTTTTTTTCATATTTTAAATCATTTGGACAATATTTTTTAATTATTTTTAACATTTGTGTATATTTACCTACACCACTTGGTCCAAACAAAATTAAGTTTTTTAATTCACCTATTTTTTTAGGAAATGTATTATATATTTTATTTAAATTCGGATGTAAATCTTCTCTTTGATTTTCAGTTATATATTCTTCAAATAAAGTTTCATAAAATTTCATTTATATATATTTTGGTATTTCTTTATTATTATTTTTATTTCTTTATTATTATTTTTATTTCTTTATTATTATTATCTTTATTTCATTATTTATTTAATATTATAAACTTAAATATATATTTATTTAACTAATATACATAATATGAATGTTATTATGAACATAGAACAATATGATAATAAAAATATTTTTTTTTGTGAATCAATTAAAAATAATGTAATACATGCGGGAAATTTTATAAAAATATTATATTCTACATCTTATTTTAATTTAAATGGAATATATTTACTTATTAAATTAAATAATATTAAATGTGAAAAGTATTATAATAAATATAAATGTATATTTGATATAAATACATATAAAACCCTTGTACATAATTTAAAAGTAATTGAAGAAAACATATTATATAAAATTAATTTAAAACATAAAATACCGCAATATAAATTGTATGAACAGTTAAAATATGGTATGATAAAATTATATAATGAAGTTAATAATACAGATATATGTTTTGTTTTAAAAATATCTGGCATTTGGGAAACAGAAATTAATTATGGATTAACTTTTAAATTTATTCATATAAAATAATAAATAGTATTAACCATCTGTAACAAAATTATTAAGTATTATGTATAAATATCTAGAAGCCATAACTAACAATAATACTATCAAATAATTAAATCCTGCTAATGATTTTGATTTTGTAAACTCACCATTATTATCTATAAATTTAAGTTTAAATATACTAAATATTTGAATCATTAATAATAAATTTGTAATTTGAGTTAATACAAAATATGTATTTAATACATGTTGACTAATAATTACACCATTATAATTAATAACTAAAAATAATAAAAACCCTAATATACCTAATGTTAAAAAATATGGGCCCGACATAACTAAAGTTTTTAAAATTAACATAACATTTATATTATTTGGTTTGTTTACATTTGTATTTAAATTACTTACAAATATTATAAATATTATCAATAACATAGCTAAAATTAATACTACATATTCAGATATTAAAGAACCATATAAAGTTTGACCAGTTGTTGATAATGTAACTATCCATAATATAGTTGCTACACATATTAATGCTTCATAAATAGAAAAAGATTTAATATAATAATTTATCAAAGCCAAATTGTTCATATATATTATTATTATATTATATTATGGTATATTATATTATGATATATTATATGTTTCATTTATCCATTTTTTTATAATATTTACATCACATGATTTATAATTGTCTTTGAAATCATTTAAATTAAAAAATTGTGGTTTTTTCATTTTAGTTGTTTTATAAAAAATATAAGGACCTTTGGGACCATTTCGTAAAGTTATATTTTTACTAATTTCTCTAATATATGTTGTATTTTCTTTAATAATATATGGCATAATTTCTTCAAAAGTTATATTTTCAATTGGTCTATTTCCTAATTCTTTTAAAGAAATATTTGTATTATTTATACATACATAAAGACCATATTTTCCTTTTTTTAATATAACATCATTATCTTCATATTTTCCTAAATTATATTGTTTCTTTTTTGCATTAATATCTATTATATCTTCTGCATTATATTCACCATTTTGTATTTTATTAAAATCTATATCTTGTTTTATAGCTTTAAATGTGGTTTCTTCTGTTCCATTTATATTTTCAAAACATTTTAATACAGGTCCATATTTACCAATTATATAAGTATTATTTTCATCAATTTGTATTTCTGTTTTATTTTCATTTTTTAAATTATCAATTATGTTATCCAATTCTATATTACAATTATTACATAATTCAATAAAATTATATTCACCTTTTGATATTTTATCTAATGTATTTTCCATTTCTTCAGTATAATTATAATTAAATATAGATGATAAATATTTATTTAAAAATTCCATTACAATTATACCAAGCGGTTGTATTATTAATTTATCTTTTTCTTTTCCAAATACTTTTGAAGTTGTTATTTCAAATATATTATCATTTATTAATTCATAATTTTTACATAGTATTTCTTTTCCTTTTATACTTTTTTTTTTAACATAGTCTCTTTCTTGTATTTTATCAACTAATGTAGAAAATGTAGATGGTCTACCTATTCCTTTTTCTTCTAATAATTGTACTAATTTTGCTTCAGTATAATGATGTGTTAATCCTTGCAAAGATACTGATGCTACAATTTTTTTATAATTTATTATATCATTTTGTTTTATTGTTTGTAAATATTGATATACTTTATTTTCATATACCTGTTTTTGTGATACTATTGTCCATCCTGAAAAATCCAATTGTTCACTGGTATGTGTAAACCTTGAATTATTATATGCAGATATTTGTGCTGTAACACTATTATAAACTGCTGGTGACATACAACTTTCTAAAGCGTTTTCCCAAATTAGTTTATATAAGTGTTTTTCTTTTAAATTTACTTCTTTTGATGGTTCTAAGAGAGAAATATTAGTAGGTCTTATCGCTTCGTGATTATCTGTTTGTATTTCACAAATAAGTTTATTTAAATTTTGATTTATATATTTATTATTGTTATATTTTCGTAATATAAATTCTTGTACAGAATTTACAAAAACACTACTATATTTTTTATTATTTGTCCTCATATATGTTATATATCCAGCCTCGTATAAATTCTGTGCAATTTGCATTGTTTCTTTAGGTGAAAACCCATAAATGTTACTTGCTGCCTGTTGTAATGTAGATGTAATATAAGGAGATGGTTGTATTTTTATTACTTTTTTAGGTAACGAACATGTATAAATATGATTAAAATTAATAGAATTTTTAAAAAAATCATTAACATCATATTCATCTTCAAATACTTTATTTAACTCAAATGAAATATTTAAATTTGTAAAATATCCTGAAACATTGTATATTTTTCTCTCTTCTAACTTGTTATTATTTTGATAATTATCATAAATAATTTTTAATGCAGGTGTTTGACATCTACCTGCAGAGAGAACTTTTTTTTTACTTGATGAAATAAATTTCCAAAGTAATGGTGTTACTTTAAATCCAACTAATAAATCTAATATTTGTCTTGCTTGTTGTGCATATACAACATTTATATTTATATTTTGTGGATTTAGAATAGCATATTGAATAGCTTTTTCTGTTATTTCATTAAATATTATTCGTTTAGTAGTTAACGGTAAATTAAATTGTTTGCATATATGATAATTAATTGCTTCACCTTCACGATCATTATCACATGCAAGTATAACTTCATCAACATTTTTTATTTTTGTTTTTATTAATTCAATAATTTGCTTTTTAGATTTTATAATTTCATAATTACATTGAAAATTATTATTAATATCAATATTCTGTAAAGATGTTAGTTCTGTAATATGTCCCATTGTCGCGACTACTTCATAAATATTTAAATGATCAAATTCATTTAAATATTGTTCTATTTTTTTACACTTTGAAGGTGATTCAACAATAACTAAATATTTCATTATATTTATTTTACTATATTATTTTTATGTTATTTATTGTTTTATATTGTTTCCATGATATTTGTACATTTGCCTTCTTAGGTTCAATTGGTTTTTCTGCATTTTCATTTAATTTATCTGCTTTTTTTAATGCACTATCAATATATAATTCTTTTAAAATAGTTCCAACTAAAAATGAACCTTCATGTTGGTCTAATTCTTTATCTTCTATTTTTTGTAAAACATCAACAAATTTGTTTAACATATTTATATCAATTTCATCCTTTTTTAATTTATTAAAAATATCAGTATAATAAGTAAACAAAAAATTACATTCATTAATACATTCTTCTGAAATTTTATCATAGTCGTTGTTATATTTATCTTTAATTTTAATCATATTATTAATCTCGCTCCTAAATATATGGCTATGTTTTAATTGTCTTATTAAATCTGTTTGGTCTTCAACATTATTTTCTTTTATCATATTTTGCAATTGTAATCTTTGTTTATCATTCATTTTTATAATATAAGTATTTTATTTTTATTTTTAAATTTAAATCTATTTATATAATAAATGGTTGTACAAAGTTCAAATGTACCAGGATTAGTTTATCCAACTCAACAAGGCATGATTGGAAGTAATCCAAGAGAATCTGCATATTTAAATATGAAAGGTTCTGCAACATCACAAAATAATTTAAATAAAGCAGTCGGTGGTAAAAAATACAAATGTGGAGGTGCAGATACTGTACAAGTACCACAAGTAACTGTATTATATACTCCTACAGGTGGACCTACATCAGATCCAAATTATTTAATTAAACAAAATTCAATTCTTAGTATGCAAAGTGCTAAAAATTCAGAATATGATTCATACGCGTTTACAGGAGGAAAATATACTAATAAAAGAAAATATACTAATAAAAGAAAATATACTAATAAAAGAAAATATACTAATAAAAGAAAATATACTAATAAAAGAAAATATACTAATAAACGAAGAAAATATGTCAATAAATAAAAATTATATAATTTCTATAAATTTCATTTTATTCATTTTATTAATTAATGATGAATATATACTAGATAATGTATTATAAAAATATATAGGTTTTGGATGTTCATTTTTTACTGGATATAATTCTTTTACATCAGGTATTTCTAATGTTTTATTAAATACATTAATATTGTTCCAAAAATCTTCATATTTTACACAGTATATTTTATAATTTCTCTCTTCACTTTGTGTGTAATTATCAAAAAAATCTTCTAACTCATATAAATCTTTATTTTGAAGTAGTACATCGCGTAAATAAATATTTCCATTATTATTACACATAATATGTTGTAAATGTGCTACATTTGGATTATCATTTGAAACACATCTACTATATATTACTTTTAATGGATTTCTATAAATATAAATTACCTTGTAGTTTTTAAGATTATCCTGATCAATTTTAACTTTATTAAACCATTCACCATATACTTCTTCAGTTGTATTATGATTACCTATATATGTTAATTCATTTGGCGGATATCTATCATGTATATGATATACATTTCCAAAATTAGATAAGTAATTAAACAAAATAGTAGATCCACTACCTCCAAAACTACACACATAATAATTCATATCTTTATTAAAATAAGAAGGTTTTGAAATTATTGAGTTATTTTGTACCTTTTTTTTATTTTGTACCTTTGTTTGTTTATTTATTTTTTTTAAAAAATTATACATAT